TGTGCTCTTCCGATCTCGTTCATTGCTGTACTTGAACCTGACATCTTATCTGCAAAACTAACACTTTTAAGTGCCCACCCCCAAGCTAATTTATTATTTATCAATTCCTTTGTAGCTACATCAGAATTAACCAAATTATCAGTGGTTTTTATTGTAGGTGAAAAATTTGTTCCACTTGCTAAATTTAACTTATTGTATAAGTCTTTAGCATCAGAAAACAGATAATCAGTATAAATTAACTTCAAAGAAATAGCTGCAGCTTCATCTTCAGAAATCCCACCAATACCAAGGCTTTCCAAATCTTCTTTCGTTATATCTCCAGTTTTGCCTGCAATTCTTGTTACTGTATCGGTGTATTTTGGGCTAAGAGGGATGTCATCAACTTTTTCCTTAGCTACATCTGTAAAGTCATTGCTAGATAAACTCTTACCATTTATCTTATCGACCTTGTTTGATACTGTGTTCCATGTAGATTTTTCCGTATCTGTTACAACCCTGTGAGTACTGTCCCCTAACATATCAGATAGCTTTGTTTTAATATCAGATTTTTTTGCATAGTCGGTTAAATCAACCTTTGTATCTCCAATGATTTCCCAATTTCCATTTAACCACAAATATTCAGTGTAGACATTGTTAGGGTCGATTTTATTCTTTAATAGATAAATTACGTCTTCTTGCCCTGTTGAAGGCAAAGAAGTAACAACTTCTTTCTTTAACTTCTTAGAGTCGTTAATTAACTTCCTGATTTCATCTTCAGTCTTAAAAGACTTGTCATTTTCTAAGTCTGAAATTTTTAAAACTACATTTCCCGTTTTTTGATTTACTGAATTTACCTTATTTTTTTCTGCAGCATCTTCAATATTTGCCAGCTTGTTTTTTTCTGCATCAGTTACAGTTCTATTATTTATGTCACTTTGTAATTCAGATAACTTTGTAGGGATTTCTGTTTTCTTTGCATAGTCTACAAGCTGGCTTGTAACATCAATCTTTGATAAATCTTCCTTAGTTGCATAAGATTTCAATGCTTCTTGCAACTTAGGGTTGGTTATATACTGGTCTAGATTTCCACTTGCAATAATACTTTGTACTTCTTCTTTAGTTTTGCCTAATTTATTCATCAAGTCTCTTATAAGACTTTCAGTGTTTTTAGCTTCTGCATCTGTTGCCTTTAAGTTTGTATTTGTGCTTTCAGCGTTGTTTATACTTCCATCTAAATTACTTTTGGCAGTGGCTGCATTACTTATACTTGTACCAAGGTTTGATTCCAAACTTTTACCATCTGTAATTTTTGATGATATATTTTCTGAAAGTGAGTCTAGCTCTGTTTTTAACGACTCGGCTTTTACATTCGTTTCTTTTAGACTCTTATCTTTATCGAGCGAATTAGATATAGTTTTTTCTAATTCAGATTGTTGAGTCAATCCTTTTTGCGTTGATGCTGCTAAGGAACTTTCAGATATTTCTGCTTCAGTTATTGTGTTTTTTAAATTTGTATTCTGTGTTTTTGAATTTTCAACGCTATTGTCTAAACTTATTTTTTCGTTTTTAGCATTTTCTATACTTTTATCTAGCTCAACTTTCTGTGTATTTGCTTTATTTATACTATTATTTATCTCATCTAAGGTTAATCTTATTTTTTCTAATTCCGTTAGAAGATTGGACAGATTTTCTATCTTATTTTGATTCTTAGTTAAGTTCTCAATTGCAGTTTCTGACTTTGATATATAAGTTTTAATTAAATTTATTTTTTCATCAGCAACTGCCAAATTACTATCAATTTCTTTGCTCTTATTAAGTATGGATTCTTTAATTTCCGTAAGATCATTTTTAATTTTATTTACATCTTCAATTACAGTTTCGCCTTTTTTTAAGCTTTCCTGCATACTTTTAGCTTCATTGATAAGTTCATCTAAAGCTTTATACTCTGTTGTAGATTTAATCTTTTCATTATTTACAATATTTTCTCTAATGTAAATTTTAAATCTAGCAGATGTTAAGATTTTACCTTCGTTAAGTATTCTAACTTCACAGTCTGTCCAACCTGGCGAAGCTAATGCGTTTGAATCTAAGATGCAATTTACTTCATTATTATATAAATTACATGGTAAAACACAAAAAGTGTTGTCATTTTTATCTATTGCAATTTCGGCTCTATCCCCTTCAGTAGTTTCTACCTTATTACCTTCATCAAATAATTTAATTACCAACATAGACGTATTGTCTAGTTGGACCAAGTTAAAATCTGTCTTAAATTCTTTTTCTTTGATGTCTAAATTAAATCTAAATATTTTATTTTGCAATTATACGCACCTCCTATCTAATCCTAGCTCTTAACATTGCAATTTGAGTATTAATATTACTTATTTGCATGTTGATGCTAGATATGGAACCTTGTAACTGTGCAGCTGTGCTCCTTGCACTGTTTGCTGTACTCTGAGCACTGTTTGCTGTACTCTGAGCACTGTTTGCTGTACTCTGAGCACTGTTTGCTGTACTCTGAGCACTGTTTGCTGTACTCTGAGCATTATCAGCTGTGTTTTGTGCCTTTGTAGTTGCTGCCTTTACATCCTCTATAGTTTTTTTATTAGTGTCAATAATTTCTTTATAATCGCGAAACTTCTCTTCTATGTTTTTCGCTTCAATCTTTTCAGATTTAATATTAGTAAACTTGCCATTAACAGCTTCTACAGTTGTAGGACCACCTTTTAATGTTAAATCTCCCTCAATTGTTGTATTTCCCTTAATATAATTCAAATTAATCGGTTTTTGAGCAGGGACTTGATAGTCTACAGCATCAAAAATAATATAAGATCCATTAAATTCCATCATAAAAACTTTATCCCCAACTTTTGGGATATAGTGTCTTAGGAATCCATACTCTTTTTCAGAGGGAACTTCTTCTCCATCAAATTTAACTTTAGCAGTTCCATTTTCAAAAAGACCTACTACTTCAGCCATTTTATTCATAGAATAACAACCCTCCTTGCTGTATGGTTCATTGTAACTCCTGCTTTTAATTCCATACTCCACCCAGTTTCAATATATTTGTGACCTAAATTGAAATCCTTGTCTTTTATATAAATACAATCTCCAAAAGAGTGTCCTGCTTCATTTAGTGTTTGAAAATTTATTATTGAATAGGCATTTGACTCTTCATAAGCAACTCTTTTTATATATCCTTCAAGAACATTTGGGTTTGCTATATCAGAAACATTTATTACTTTCACTATGTTCCTATTTCTTGAGACGGTGCTTAATGGGCTAGTAGGATTATCGTTTACATACACAGCTTTAAAAGTTTCTTGTTCACTATTGCTAACTACACCGACATAAACATTAGGTGTATTAAAAATATCAAGCTCTTCTCTAAGACTATCCTTTTGAATTTTTAAATTCTCACCAACAACGTATCTATGTTGTATTTCTCTAAGAGTAGGGATAATATAAGGCTTGGCACTTACAAATCCTCTTTCGTCGACATAAACGTTAGTATAATTTATTTCTTCTAAGAGAGCATTTATAATGTCAATCTTCGAAGCGCCTAATTCAAACTCTCTATCTCTTTGTACTTTTAAATCTGTATAAACAATTTGAGTTTGAAAAATTCCAGCACTTTCAATTAGTTGTTTAATTAAAATGTAATAACTCGTGCCTTCCTTTACATAATATCTATCTATAATTTTATCTTCTAAAAGTATTTGCGTTAAATCAAAGGCTTCAATATTCCTATAAATAGCTCCATTTTTCTTTTGCCTATCTTTCCCAGAAATTAGAAATACGCCAAGTGGATAACTAATTCCATCAATAATAATATAAGGACATATCCTATCATTGAGATAATCTATGTCCTTGAAAATACTTTCTGAAATTTGAAAACTTCCACTCTTCTTAATCTTTGCATCAGCTTTACAATCAATAGATCCAGACACCATGTCCAGATCTCCTATTTTTAAATTATTCTTATTTAAGAGTTCATACCTATAACTTACTTTTCTATTCATATTTATCACTCGTCCTCAATATAGTAAAGTTTAATTCATAACCAAACCTATTTTTATTAAGTCCAATATTTTTGATAACACCACAAATGTTATCTCCATAATAATCCCTAAGCAAGAACTCTTCTTTTTTTTCAATCATATTGGTTAATCTAACTTTATCTTTTATGAAAAAATCATAGGATTTCTGGTCTAACACTGTGTCTCCATATTCTATAAAAGGATATTTTTCCCCTTCTATCTCAATTTCATTAGCATTAATTGATATTTCTAGAGATCTACCAGGTAAATTATCAACATTATATCTTAGAACAATAAAATCACTTAGATTATTAATGTTTGCTAGTGTACAGCCTATGAAGTCTACCTTAGCTTTTATAACTTTGCTGAGGTTTATTTCATCATCTGATTCAACCATAATTTGATACTCGTAATATTTACCATTAGCCCCTGTATAGTCTTTAAATACACCATCTTTCGATTTGCCAATAATTTTTCCATCTCTTATTACAGAAAAGTTTGATTCTTTTGAAACTAGTTCTAAAAAATAATCTGATTTAAAAATATTAAAATCAACTTCTTTTTTATTAATAACTTCAATTTCCTGGGTTAGTTCGGCTTTTTCTGAATCTATTCCATATTTGTTTTTTATAGTTAGAGTGAAGGTGTATTTTCCATTGTTTATAATTTTAGGAATTTTAAATTCTTTATTTGCATAGTCTAAAATAAAATCAGAGTCATAAATACAGTTATTATCTTTGTCTATTATTCTTATTCTGAACATTTCTTGCTGGTCCGAATACCATTTTATTGTTGGTAGGTTCTTATTGCTTACACTTACAATTTGTGGTCTTGGTGGAACTCCATAAACTTGAAACTTTCCAATTTCTGACCATTGGGACTCTTCACCATAATTATTTATGACTCTAACTCTCCATTGTCCCGTCGAAGTTCCAAATGAGCGTATATCATTTAAAGTATAATTAGTTCTGCTTGTTTCTTCGCTTATACTTTTCCAATCTCCATTGTTAATTCTGTATTGCAGCTTATAAGATTTTTGTTCTTCTATTGTGTCTGTAACAAATGCCCATGAGAATTCCAAGGGTTCTGTGTTTTTAATATAGGACCCAGTAGGATAAATAAGCCTTGGAGCTATTTGTTCAGGAACACCTAAAGTAAAACTTGCTTCTTGATAATCAGACCATGTATCTGACTCATCTTTAACCCTAACCTTCCAATTTACAGACCCACTGAAATCCTTTATTGTGTCAGCAGGCATGTTATAAAATCTATCAACAGTGGTCTTTGTTATAGTTTTATAACTTCCCCCATTAATACTATAAGACAGTTCATAGACTGTCTGTGCTATTTTTGTATTCCAAGTAAATCTAATTGGTGTTCTTGGATTTACAGTTTTATTATCGGGTGTTAATGAATCAGCACTTTTAGGTTTATTAAATCCGTATTCAACTATTGCATATGGGGGATTAGAATCGTTATAAGAATCATAAGGAACTAAAAAATTTTTAGCATTTTCTATAGTGGTTAAGCCTAAATCTTTGTCCGTGAATTGTAAATTACTTTCAAATATGGACCTTTCAAATATGGCTAAGTTTAAACTTCTAAATTTTGCACTAATATCTAAAAAATCACTGGTAAACTCAAATTTATTCCATCCATCTTTAAAGTAATGTTTCGTATATTTTTCATTGTATGATTTCCCAGAGTTGTTTGTATCTTCAGGTTCTCCTTTTTGAAAAGATAAAGCTATCTCAGCTGGAGACATTAAATTTTCTGAATTTTTTTTAACATAGATATATAATTCAATCTTTTTAAGATAAGTGTTTTCAGGTATTAACTCATTTAGTTCTTTTGAAAAACTAAATAAAGTTTTGTTGTTAGGATAGTTGTAATAATTCCTCTCTACCAGGTCAGCATTTGTAAAATTACCGGTATCTATTCCAAATAAATATTTTCCATTAGAATGTTCCTTAAGTTTATCATAATGATGTTTCTTAAAAGGATCACGAGCCTGTGTCCACACAACTGTTATATTTTTGAAAAATTTATCCTCTAAAGGTAATTTGATACTAGGCATTTACATCACCTTGCTTTGCTATTCTTTTTTTAGCCTTTGCCATTTTTATGAATTGTTCTAACTCACTTATTTCATCAAATTTAACATTGAATATATAAGTGTCCCCACCTTTATTTTGTCTTTTATCTAAAACTTCACTCATGTAGTCCTTTAGTTTTTCAATTGGGATTATTGCTTCAGCACCAGCTTCGCCAACACCTTGATATCCATTAGGAGTAGCAAAAATTGTAGGTCTTTTAAAAATACCACCCATTTTATTCCATTGAACTGAAAGTTTTGGTACAGATGGCGGATTAAGGGAAAACTTACCTTCTAATTTGAATTTTGGCAATTTTATTTTTGGAAATTCTAATTTTATATTAAACAAATCCTTAACTTTGTTAAAGAAATCTCTGATATTTTGCAACAATGCTTTTAAAGGTCCCATTGCTGCTTCTTTTATAGCTTGCCATTTTTGACTAGTTCTTTCTTTTATATTATTCCATAAATCAGAGAACCAGTCTTTTAAACCACCTAATTTTTTTATTGCATCTCCTATATCTGATACTTTATTTTTTAATGTATCTTTCATTGAGTCCCAAGCATTTGCAGCGTTGGTTTTCATATTCTCCCATTTACCAGACATTCCACTTACGACGGACTCAATTATATTTCCAGCGCCATCTTTGATACTATTAAAAGCTTGATTTATAGTTTTACCCATACTATCAAAGTTTTGTTTAGCTGACTCACTTATGCTGCTCCACTTTTCAGATAAACTTTCTTTAATTCCATCCCATGTTTGTCCAAGATTTTCTGAAAAACCTCCCCAAACACCTGATAATTCTTCTTTTAAATTAGATCCCCATTCTTTTGCTTTTTCCTTAATTCCATTCCATTTTTCGCCTAAGGTTTGATGTATATTGCCCCAAGCTTCGCTGGTTTTTCTTGAAAATTCAGTCCATGTTTCTGATAAGGTATCTTTAATTGAGGATCCCCACTCATTAGCCTTCTCTTTTATAGAGTTCCATTTTTCGGACAAATTTTCTTGAATGTTTGACCAGGTTTCGCTAGTGTTTTCTTTTATTGTATTCCAGCTTTCGGAAAGACTATCCTTCATGTCAGACCATTCTTGAGATAGTTGTTCTTTCATACTGGACCAAGTCTCGCTAAAACTTTCCTTCATGCGTTCGCCAAACTCTCCAAGTTTTTCTTTTGTGTCCCCACAAAATTCAGCAATCTTTTCTCCCGCACTTTTTAAAAGTTCCTTTATTTTGTCCCAGTTTTTAAAGGCTGCAACCAAGACTCCTATTGCAACAGCAAGTGCCAAAGCTCCAGCAATTGGTCCCGCGTTAAAAGCTGCGCCAACTGCTACGCAAGCACCTTTAATTAATCCAAATCCTTTTATAAGTATAGGAATCACTTTTGATAATCCAAGCATTGCTGGAGTTGCACCTTTTGTGGTGGCTCCCTTTACTATAGCCATAGCACCAGAAAAAGTTCCGATAACTTTCATAAGTTTTCCAAATATTGTGAGTAAAGGGCCTATAGCCGCTAATAATAACCCAAATCCTACTATTGCTTTTTTCGTGCTAGGTTTTAACTTACCAAATTTTTTAATTAATTCATTTAACTGCTTTATAAAGGGATTTATTATTGGGATTAACTCTTGACCTAAGGTATCTTTAAAATCTTTTAGATTTTTTTGAAAAGCTTTAATAGTCCCTGATGCACCGTCAGCTTCTCTAGCCGCCTGTCCTTGTGCATCTCCAGTTTGTTCCATGATAAGTGCCAATGTCGCAGCTTGTTTAGCAGCAAGACTCATCTGCTCCTTTTCTCCAACAAGACCCATTTCCATGGCCTTTGTCTTAACTGTAGCTTCATTAACCCCCATACCATAGTTATCTAGCATGGAGTTATTCCCTTTTAAAGCACCAGTTAAGGCCCTTACTGCGTCTTCTGTATTTCCACCAAACATGGCAGATAAGTCACCCGCAAGCTTAACAAGCTTTTCCGACATGGCGGCAGCTTCTTCATCTGTTTTACCACCAATATTTTTAAGCATGGATCCCATAGTATTTGCATATTCCAAAGCTTCTTTTTTTGAAACTCCATAGTAGTCTTCAATACTGCTAGTCCAATCATCAACATCTTGAGCATGATCTCCAAATACTTGATGAGTTGCTCCCATAGCATCTTCTAAATCGGCGGCACCTTTAAATGCAACTGCAAATCCCGCTGTAATTGGAGCAGTGACCTTAGTGGACATTGACTTCCCAATGCTCTCTATCTTATCTCCAACTTCAGTAAATTTCTTTGACACCTCTGTCAGCTTACCACCCATAGCTTCAAAGTCATTTGCAAATTGTGCTGCAGATGTCCTCGCTTCCGTCAATTTTGACTCTAACTTTGCAACTTCTTCAGAGTTTTCGCCATAAATTTGCTTGGCATCCGATAATTGTTTTTCTAGATTTACAACTTGCTCGGCTGCATTTGCTATAGCCTTAGATAAGTATTCTTTTTTCGCAGCGAGTTTTTCTGATTCTTTTGCATTATTGCCCATTTCTGCAATTTGCAACTTATATTCTTTTGAAAGCTTTTCTTCTTCTTGTTTTAGCTGCTCGCCACTTTTTTGTAAGTCTTCAAGGGACTTCTTTCTTTCATCTGCTGCTTTTTTACTTTCAACTTCTTCTCGTGAGGACTCTTTCAAGGTTTTTTCATATGACTTTAATTGATTCTCAGTTTTTAATATTTCACGACTAAGAGCATCGTATTGGTCTTGTCCTATATCTCCATTTTCTAAAGCTTGAGAAGCTTGTTCTTGTGCATCCTTTAATGTAGTCAGTTTATCCTTTAAATTTGCTATAGCTTCTTTAGCTACTCTTGCTTTTTGATCTAAAAGTTCAAAAGAATCAGGATTGAATTTCATAGATTTATCAATATCTCTTAATTCCTTATTTAAATCCCTAGACTTGCTTTCTACATCTTTTAAAGCTTTTTGTAATGTGGTAGTGTCACCACCAATTTCAATTGTAATTCCTCGTATATTTCCAGTCATTATCTCACCTCTCTTTGAAAATAAAAATAAGGGCTTCAATATTGAGCCCTTTCTTAAAGATTGTTCCAGTCATCTTGGGTAGCCTTTCTAACTGTTTCAGTTTCTTCATCATCTTCATCATGCATATTGTTATAAGTTATTACATAATCAATGATGTCACCCAAGTCCATTTCGTCCATATCTTCAATGGATAGGCCTCTTTCAATCGCTCCTACATAAATGTTCTCTATTTTTAAAAACTCTTCAGATTCCCTCTCGTCATGTTTTTTTTTGGTTCAATAGAGCTTGAAATTGACCTAATTATTAAATCCATCAATTCGACAATTATGTCTGCGATTGGGAACTCTTCAAACTGATCCAGCCATTCTTCAGGTGGTGCAATTGATTTATTTGCATTCTGAGCTAAAGCCCAACAGATATCTTGTAGAATTTCAGCATCAAAGTTTCTTAAATCTATTTCTCCATTTTTATTTTGAATATCTACTAATGAAAAAATGTCTGATATTGGGTCTCTTTTAAATTGAGTTTTATATCTTTTGAAAAATCCTCCAGAGGTTTTAAAAAGGACATCTTTCCCATCAATATTAATTATTTTTTGCATCTACTATCACACGCTTTCCTCTACACTTATATCTTTTCCGCCTTTAAAATCTGGAATCTTAGTAAATAGTGTTGAATATCCTGTATCAGATTCTCTATATTTTAATTTAATTACACCAGATTCCAAATCACCTGAAACCGTAATAGGCATTGTTTGTACTCTTACTTCTTTTTTATCTTCAAGTGTTTTAAATTCCTCTGTTGGTTTACCAGCACCGCAATTTATAAACATGTGTCTAGTTTTTTCTTTATCTCCTTTACCTTCAAATATTAAGCAAAATCTCTTTTTAGGAGCATTTTTAACTTCAACAATTCCACCATCGTCAAGTTTTTTATAACCTAGTACAGATCCTAGGAACCAATCAGGTAGTAATGCCATGGATAATTCTCCAGAGTATCCATTATCAGTAGATTCATTATAGTAATCCCCATCATCTGCATAAAAATGAAAGTCATCTGATTCAGCAGATGGTGTAAAAGTTACTGCACCAGGAATGTGTTTTGGAACATCCCATCCATCACCTTTTTCAATTGCAACATGTACATTTGATAAGCCAAACTCAACCTTGTTTTTATTAGCCATATTATTCCTCCTTAAATGTAATAAGGGACCATGAAAGTTTTATCCTCTGGAATAAAAACATCTAGTCCCTTTTCAAAAATTATTTCGTTTTCTATCAATATTTTTTCGATTTCATCTTCTAAATCAAATCTTTTTTCAAGTGTGTATAACTCGATATTAAACCTCTGCACATTAAAATAATTTATATTATCTGCTATTGTGCTATCCATACCAACACCATAATAAACCATAAATGGCACAGCCCCTGGCTTCGGATTCTTGAAATATCCTACTGGTATGTTCAAAGGTTTAAAAAGTTCTATTGGATTTATTCTATTTGCCACTTATCATCTTCCTAACTTCTTTTTCAAAGAATTGTATTCCTCTTTCTTCAGCTTGTTTTATATGAGGTCTTGCTTGTACTCTGCCACCATTGACTGTAGCGTGACCATACTCTAATAAGTGAGTTAACCTATAATGCTTTTTGTTATAAACTACAAAGTTCTTGTTTAAAACAGTACCTCTTTCCTCTTTCGTAGACCATGACTGTGCATATTTACCAGTCTTTTTTGGACTACTACTTTTTAGATCCTTAGTAACACTTTTAGCTGTTGAATCGCTTGCCTTGTCAACATCTTTACTAACTTCTATTGCATAATCATTTAGTATTTCTTTAAGCTCTTTAGAAATATCAATTGGCATCTGGCATCTTCCTTTCACATACAAGTTCAACTTTATCCATTGAGATATCGTAGTCTCTTATAATTGTATATTCGATGCCATCATAAATTAAACCATCAGCATCATTATATTCTTCTTTATAAACTTCGAATACTGTGTTAGGTCTAAGTCCTAGAGTAGCTGCTTTATAAAACTCAGATCTTGTCACACTCTTCTTTATTGCAATTATGTCCTTGTAGGTAAAAGTTTCTATTGGATTTCCCCATTCATCTTGACCTTCTACGCTTTTAAATCTTAATTTAACTTCGACTGGTTTTTTCATGGTCAAGCACCTGCCCATATTTATTGCTTATAGCTAAATGTGTTTTTAATGAGTTATAACATTCTATTAAGCCTTCTCTATCAGGGTTTTCAAACCCAAAGTTTGCCTTAACATAAATCCCAACAGCCCTTTTAACCATTGGATCTATCTCATCAAGCTTATCAACTGCACTAATGTTCATATCAATCAAACAAGCATCTATTAGGCTTCTTATCTCTTCATCAAAAGCACTTGTATTGCTCTGCCTTAAGAGTTTTTTTGAATAAGATAAAAGTTCTTCTTTAGGCATTTTATTCACCTAATTTCTTTAATAATTCTTCCTTTGATTCTTTTTTAGAATATTCAATCTTTCTTTCATCAAGAATTTTAATCAATTCATTTTTCGTTAAATCTTTTAGCGGAACTTCTTGAGTTATTTTTTCAACCCAATTACCGCCTTTGGTTATGATTTCATCAAATCGAGTTTCGGAGACGTTGAATTCGTCCCCTACTTCTCTTTTAACATCTTCTTTCAAATCATAAAAACTGTTAATTGTCCTTACTCTCATACAGCATTATCCTTCTTAATATAAGCGAAGGCCTTGTTATCAATAACACCAGAATCATGAACTTCATATGCAACAAAGTCAGTTGTTCTAGCTTTAGCGTGAGTTTCTGTAACAAGTTTCATGGCTTCTTGAACATTATCCTTGTAACCAATTCCAAAGTTACCGATTAAAATTTCGTCCTCTTTAAGAGCATCTTCTTCCATTACAGGTACTCCAAAAATTCTTCCTACACCGTTAGCAGTTACATCAGGAATGAAGATTGGTCTTCCTTGTGTATCTTTGATATTGGCAAGAATTCCCCAAATAACACCATTATTAGCATAAATCTTCGCACCATTAACAGCGTTTGAACGAACCTTGGCCATAGCACCAGTTAATGTCTCGTAAGTAATTTCTTTTGAAGAAATTTTTTGAGGAGTTTTAGTTTCTTTTTCAAGCGCTGTAATTACACCCATAGGATTCTTAGCATCTCCAGCACCTCTAACATATGCAGCTGCTTTTGTTGCACCCATTCTTTCTGCTAGCTCTCTAGTAATAAAAGGAATGAAATCTGAAATTGCCATAGATTGTAATTTCCATGAAACTGTGACTGCTTTTGATAGTTCCTTTCCACCTAATACCAGTTCATCAAATGCATTTTCTTCATCTGCTGTTAGTGTAGCTTCATCATAATATGCAGCATCTCCAGATTTAATTGCAGTCCTAATTGGATATTTAACAGTTCCTTTAATTCTAGTAACTGCTACATCTGCTAACACTGGGTGCATTTCTTGCATTAAGTCGTAGATACCATCAACAGTTGTCTCTGGAATAACAACTTCAGTGTTTTCTGTAGTATGTGTGTATAAATTTGTTGGGTTAAATTTATTAAATACTGCAATTTCTTCGTTTGTTAAATCATGACCTAGCATGACTTTAGAGAACACATTCTCATAATTTAAGTCATTTTTCACTTCTTTAATTTCCTCCACTTTGTTTAATTTGTTTCCTTCTACAGATTGCAAATCCATATTAATTGGTGCCACCTTATCTTCTAAAGAATTTAGGTTTGCTTCTTCTTTTGCCTTAGCCTCATAATCCTTATCTAAAGATTCGATTTCTTCTCTCTTAGCTTTAGCTTCATCAAGTTTTCCTTGATTAATAAGTTTCTTAGCTTCTTCTAACATTGCTTTTCTTTTTGCTAAATACTCTTCTCTTAAATTCATTTTACATCTCCTTTTAGTTCTAATAAGTTTAGTAATTCTCTTTCTTTCTTAAATGATTTAATAATATTTTTATCAATTAAAAAATCATCGCCATAGCTAGCCACCATTTCAAGTCGGTATTCTTTCTGGAGTATCTTATCTACAAAGCCCTGGTTTTTTGCTTCATTGGCTTCCATCCAGGTTTCTTTATCCATTAATTCCAAAATTTCTTTTTCACTCTTACCAGTTTTTATTTGATAAGCGTTCATAATACTTTTATTTAGTTTCTTTAAAGTTTCGGAAATATGGGCAAAGTCTCTGTAATCTCCTGAACCATAAGTAGAAACATTATGGATCATAATTTGAGCCGTTGGTGACATTGTTACAGTTGTCCCTGCCATTGCTATTACACTCGCCATACTAGCTGCAACTCCAGTAATTAATATATTTACTGGTCCTTTATGCTGCATGAGAGCAGTGTAAATTTCACTTCCCGCTGTGACATAACCACCTGGAGAATTTATTTCAATGTCAAGTTCTTCTCCAGGACTCGTATCATCTAAATAATTGTTTAGATCTCTCGGACTGAAAGCCTCAATATCAAAGATTTCATAAATCCATTTGTCATCATTTGAGACTATTGGTCCATTAATCTTCAGAGTCATTATCATCACCCCCTTCGCTAACAACAGCTGTATCTAATCTTCTAATGTATTTATCTCCACCAGGTATAGGAGCCTTATTTAGGATTTCTCTAACTTCATTGGGATTTAAGATTCCTCTATCCACAAACTGTACTAATCTCAACTTAGTTCTCATGCTTGCAAAGTTTAAATTAGAAGATTCAAATATTATCTTGTTACCAAATCCTCTTTCTCTGCGCGAAAAAATCTTTCTTGTATATTCTCCGCTAAGTTGCATAACTGTAGGTTCAATTTCAGATTCATAATAAGAAATCCATTCGTCTTCGTTATATGATGATTGAATTATATTTTTATTAGTGTTAAAAAAGCTTAATATTCTGTCAACTGTTCCTTCAGTCTGTTTAAAATCTGGGACATAATTCTTAGGTTCAACTTGTTGAGCATCATATTTAGCATCTGTAGCAGCAGCTCCAGCTGTCTCACTTTCAATTGACAAATAACTTTCAACAAATTCTTTAGTATATCTTTTTATATCTTCATCTCTTAATGAAGTGTGAAACTTCAAAAGCCATTTGATAATATTGGAGTTTTTTATTGCCTTAACTATTCCCTGATCAGTTGTAGTGACAACTTCCATTAAGTCTGAAAGTGCCTCCGCAGGGCTTTCTCCAAAAATATCACTTGAATTAAAGTCCCTCCTCAAATGTATAATGTCTGAATACTTAAAGATATAAGATCTGCCATTTCCAAGGTAGAATCTTAAAAATAAATTTTCCTGACTATCTTGTAAAGCATCAACTGTATTTGAATTGATTGGATATATAGCACACGGTAAGTCGTTTGAATCTCTCTGGATTAAAGCAAATGCGTTATTATTTAACATTAATTGAGTTGTTAGTTTTTCCTGCAACATTTGACCTGTCATTAAAGGATTAGGTTCTTCCAAAAGAAACTTTATATATGCATCAGGGTTTACAGTTAGCTCTTCTCCATTTCTTCTAATATGCTTCCCAATAGCTTTACCTACAGATTGAGCCTTAGGTCTAATACAAGACCTTATTAAATCTGATTGATATAATTTTCCATTAAAAGAATAAAATCCCTCGCCTGCTTCAGTTATCATTTTGTATTGAGTAGCCACAATTCTTTTATCATTTTTAAATTTGCTTAAAATACCCATCTTATTCACCACCTTTCACACGATTAAATTCTCTGCTTTAAGCCATTCGAGTTAGTTGTTTACACGATTAACTCACGATTATTTATATATTAAAATAGCACCTTGTTTAGGTGCTAAATTAATCCCATATATTCATCAAAATTATCTTCATAAACTACAAGTGCATCCATGAGAGATGCCACCCCATCTATTCTTCGCCTTGGGTTACTCGTCTTACACAATGCGATGTTGTCGTTAGTGTCAGTCTTTATTGCTGCGTTGGACAAGTTCCACTTAGTGATTGGATTGTTGTTGTAATTAACTTTCTTTGCTCTAAGGTCGCTTTCAAGCCTTTTCATTGGATTGGAAAAAGTCTTTGCACCTTGTGCTACTGGCACTGTAATCTTGCCAAAGGTTTGCTCTAACTCATCTACCAAATATTGAGCAGACCATCTATCGTAACCAATTCTATATATATAGCAGTCCATTTCGTTTTGGACTTCTAAAAGCCACTTGGTTATATCCTTGTAGTCAACCTTATTAGTGCCTGACCTTCTTAAAAGTCCTCTGTCTTCCCAGACATCATAAGGGATTTTATCTTCGTGGCTTCTAACTTCTATTAAGTCAGATGGTAGCCAGTACATTTGCTTGACATAAGTTGTCTCATCATCAGGCACCTTAAAGACTATAGTTGCACAAGTTAAGTCAGTAGTTGCTGACAAGTCAATACCAGCTATGCAGTATCTAGGCTTTAAGTCCGCTATGTCAAAGGTATCTCTGTTGTCTATAGTTTCAAATGTTAGCCAAGCTTCGCCCGTTGTTTCTGGTATGTCAAAGTCCTTAGTAAGCAAGTTCTTCACAAGTTTACTATTGGCTTTAGCCTTGTTGACCTTATCCCTTAAAGCATCTGTCTTTTTTATAGTCCCCAGCCCAGGGTTAGCCTGCATCCAAGTTTGCTCATCAGTCCAGGTCTTTCTGTCGTCAAGCTCATAAACCAAAAATAAGGACCTTTCGTCCTTATATCCATCTGGGTCAAAATATCCATTTATAGTTCTATCTGCTTCATCGTAGATGTCATCATAGACATTTTCTCTCACAGTTCCAGCAGTTGTTGTAATTAATATTAGTGGCTGCTCTCTTGCGCTTGTACCATCGACAATTACATCGTATAAGTTTTTGTCTGTCCAAGCGTGAATCTCGTCCATAGTTGCTCCATGAACATTAAGTCCGTCAAGTGTGTCAGAGTTTCTGCCAACTGGCTTGTAGATTCCGTCGTTTATCTCGCAAGTAAGTTCAGCCACTAAAGGCTTGATTCTCTTACTAAGTGCTGGCGACTTCTTGACCATTCGCTTTGCTTCAAGCCATATAATTTTAGCCTGGTCTTTCTTTGTAGCCACAGAATAGATCTCAGCTCCAGGTTCACCATCTGCTATAAATAAATATAGACCTTCAGCAGCAGATAAAGTGGACTTGCCATTCTTCCTGGCGACTATTAAAACTACTCTTTGATACTTTCTTTCGCCAGTAATCTTATGGACTATGCCAAATGTAGCTGCCACCTTTGCCTTTTGCCATAGCTCCAAGATAAAAGGCTTACCGCCCATCTTGCCCTTAGAGTGCTTGCAAAATTTTTCAATAAAGTTTATAGCGTGATTTGCTCTCTTCTCATCATACTCCCACTCACTGTCTGGGTCTTCTAAAAAGTCTATGATGTATTCATAGGTCTTGTAGACTTTGGTGCTAACCTTGATTCTATTCTCATTCATCCACTCCCAATAATCATATATAGGATTTTTACTTGTCATTTAGAAAGTCCTCGAAGCCGTCGTCAATTTCTTTCTGCTGGTCTTTAGGGAGTAAATCCATTAATTGTTTGATGATTGTGGAGTATCTTTGCACCATAGTGTTATATGACTTTAAAGCAGGATGCTCTCTTAAAATTGAGTATTCGCCCTGTGGCATCTCATCAATTGGTCCCTTTTCGTCAATTAGAAACTTCAATTCCTTTAAAGTAGATTTCATAAACGCAGCCTCTTCGATTAAATTTTTAGCAGTAAGTCTTTTAACTCTGTCTACATCCTTGTATAAATTTGTAAGTCGTGTAATTTCTCTTTTAATCTCTTTATCTTTTTCCACTGTCATTTAATTCCACCTACCTTTCTATAAATTCTAAGGGTGGGGGTTATGTAAAAACTGCCTGTGCGTTTTTTTCGTGTACCCCTGCCGGTCCCCAAGTGATAATGCGTATCATTTATGATAGGGGGACTATCATCTACTTTTTTAATTTTTTAAAATTTTATTTTTTAAAAATATTTCCCTCTTCATCAAAAAATAAATTTTCTTCTACTGCATGATGCTTCTTAAAAGTTTTAGTGTTGTGACACTCAAGACACAAATACTGTAAATTACTGTGATTGAGTATGATATCCACATCATCTATATTCTCTGGTGTAATCTCTTCGATGTGGTCGACGATATATCCTCTTTTCTTTCTGCAATGCTCACACAGTCCACCGTCTATCGCTTCTCTTTCTGCAATAAAAGAAGCACGACACTTCTGCCATGCTTTGGACTTATAAAACTTCTTTGCATAATCTTTAGCCAAACAATCAATCCTTGTAAAACAAAAGACACTTGTCAATATCAAGTGTCTTATCAGTCTTTAATTACATACCAGCTTCCCGCCCCTAGCCAACTAATGTATGTAGTTACCCAACACATAGCCTCGTAAGGTCTACGTGTTAACCTTAGAAAGATAAGAATGAAATATTTTAAAATGGTATCCGTTCGTTCATGCAATCTATATTAATAATGGAGGTGATTACTTATCTTTCTATTTCCACTTTAAACTATATCACAGCTTGACGGCAAAAAAAGTCACATCTTTTTGCACTGCCTTTCTAACTCTTCCAAGAGAGCGTCTGGATCTAAATCCGTAATTGATCTAAAATAATCAGACTTAATAAATCTCCTTACCTCTGCTCTCAGCTTAGGATAATTCTTGTAATCATAGACCGCCCTCTTAATAATTGCAGAAACTAATAATTCAGGGTACTCAATCATGAAACACCTCGGGGTTCTTTGCCTTAAACTCCAAGAGAGCATTACCATGTGCATTTTTGATATAGCCATAATTGTAATTATATCTAGCAGCAATCTCTCCCAACCTCATATCTCTTAAATAACGACTGACTAAAATAAGCCTATAAAGAGGATTTTCCATTCTATCAATCTGAGAAATTATCCTTTGCTTTAAATCAATGAGCTCATCAACCTTGTCAGTCACTTCTTTTTGCAAGTCCACATACCTATCCATCCAGTCAGAAAAATCGAGACCGCCAGAACTTTGAACCTTGTCCTTAACCTCTAAGCTTCCAATACTCATAGCACGAGCCCTCAAATCTTCCAATAATTTAATTTTGCTGTCTATCTCATTATCAATATGTCTAACCTGCGATAAGTAGTCTTTTGGTCTCATCTTCCAACTCCTAACCCCAAAGAGGTATCTCTAAAATATTAAAAGCATCCTCAACAGACCTAGCCACACCACATAAGATAGGATGTCCTTCAGCCCACTTTAAAAACTCCTTTTGTTCTGCACTCAATCGTCCCTTAGAGTTTTTAACCTCTATAAAAAACATTTTACCGTCGCTGTATCTAAAACCCATTAAGTCTGGAGTGCCCTTTGGGAATGTCCTTATCCATCTAGTAACTGGACCTTCTTTAACCTTAAAAACTCCCGTGGTAACATTCCAGACTTTAGCATAAGGAGCAAGAGCAGACCTTATTAAGTCTTGTACTTCCTTTTCAGATTGCTCCTCTCCAAACAAATTCTTACTCATATCTCAACCCCCAATCTTTTAAAGGCTTCTCTTTGCTTTCTCATAGCCATATCCTCTAGCTCATCACTTGTATAATCGTCTGTAATTTGCTCAAAATTCTTAAAGGTGTTCTTGTTCACTTCTTCATAAGTCTTATATTCATCATCAAAGACTTTCGCTAAAAACTTCTTTCCCAATTTGTCAAAATCAATATTTGTCTTTAAATAGTCGCTCTCTTTAATTTTCACTATAAGCTTATCAAGGTCATCAAGACTATTAGACTTCAAAAATTTTTTGATCTGTGATGATGATACTTTTTTATCCACCAGGTTATTAATTTTATTAAGTCGTTTTTTTATATCATCATCATTATTATCATTATTATCATTATTATCATTATTGTTTAGGCTTTTCACTGGCTTTTCACTGGCTCTTACCTGGTCTTTCACTGGCTCTTCACTGGCTCTTTTACTAGCGTTGTCGTCTTGGTAAAGATTGTAATTTACAATAGTTATAACGGTCTTTTTATGTGGCTCTATTTTCAAAGAAATCATTTCATCTTTTTCTAATAATTTTAGAAAATTATTTACTTTCGTTCTCGACCACTTCCACCTACTGCATAATTTTCTTATAGAAGTTATACGCTGTCCTCGTCTAACTAATTCCAATTTGCCATCTATCAGAACTTTTTTATCCTCGTGGTTTACCATTAGAAGTAGGTCAATCCAAGCTGACCTTTTATCAAACTCCTCATCGTCATTCCAAATCCAGTTGTCATAAATATTTCTGTGAATACTAACCCAGCCTTGGCTTGCCATACTTATCACCACCTAGCAAATTTCTATAGCTACACCTGTAAGTTCTTGCAGTCTCTCTTTAATAAGCTTGGCATCAGAATTAGCATCTGATAAATGCAAAACATAAATTTTCTTAAGTCTTGATAGATTACACTTGTTTAGAAAATCTATAGCAGTTTCTAAAGACATGTGGTTCCATTTTATTCTTGTCCTTAATTCTGGATGTATATTTTCATTTTGATTTATGGTTTCTCTGACATAATTGACCTCTATCATCAGATAATCAACGTTATTAAAACGACCCTCAACATACATAGTGTCCGTGATAAAAAGTAACCTCTCATCAGTCCTTTTATTTGCAATATAAAAATTAGCAGGCTCGCTTGCATCATGGATTGACTTAAAAGGCTTTATTTTTAAAGATCCTATTTCAAACCACCTATAAGTTTTATCGTTACTTTCTTCAAAGTCCTTTACTCTATGACCATCTAGCTTCAAAGCTTCCTTAGTCCCCTTAGTCATATATAAGTCAACTCCAGCCTTAATTAAATCCTTACAAGCTTTAGCGTGATCCATGTGTTCATGACTTACTAAAACTCCGTCAATATCCGTAGTCTTAAAATTAAGTGCTTCCTGGATTTTTTTATAAGGAATACCACACTCAATCAAGAGTGTAGTATCCTCATTACTTACCTTGTAGCAGTTTCCAGAACTACCACTTGCTATAACGTCAATCTTCATCTTTAAATACCTGACATTCTATTTGGAAAGTTATCCTTTTCATAATATTTTCTACGCTTGTCTTTGATAAGTTTTCATAGAGTGTGATTGTGTAGTCTTTGTTTTCCACTACGATGTCATATTTACCATCGGAGTTTTCTAATGCATAAACTGTATCAGGGTTAAATAAGATTCCAAGTGATCCACTTACTATCATTTTCTATTCCCCCTTAAAACGGTGCCTTCGCATCTTCTTCGATAATTTCTCCAGTTCCTGGATTTACTTCCACAACATCTTCTTCAAAGTCTTCTTTAGCAGCATTATTTTCGATAGCTTCTGCAATCTCTTCATCCTCTGACTCTATAGATTTCTCTAGCATATTAGAAACAAAATCATCATCACTTGTATTTGCATAATACTTACAAGCCCTATTAATAACAGTTTTAATTGCCATTTGGTCTGGGAATTTTTTATGAGCTGGACTGTTGCCACCAGTAGCACCTTGTGACCATGCAGACTTTATTTGCTCAATTGTCATATACTCCAAGTGTAAGATTTTATCTTTACCATATACTAAAGCCATAGCTCCGATTAAATTGTTTGGATCCCTGTTAAGTGATGGTTCATAATTTTTAATAGTTTGTTTACCTGTAGCTATATCAAATCCAAATTCAAGTTTGTCATCTTTGTAAATAGCAAATCCCTTAACATCTTCTACATCATCAAGTCTCTTAGTTATTGCAATTGTCCCCATGTAAGACCTTTGTAATTGTAATTTATCTCCATAAGCTATAAAGTAGCACTGATTTTTTACAGGATTTAGGCCTTGAACTGCCATTTCTAACAATGAGTTACATATTGATTCTTTAGTGCAAACTTCAAGTACAGGTTTTTTATCTCTTGTTTGAGTTTCTCTCAATATAAGATAAGCACTTTTAAGAGCGTTACTAACGCTATAATTGCTTGGTAGTTCTAACTCTTTGTTTTGCTCCATTTTTTGCACTCTAACTAATACTTCATCTGTTATATTTTTTACTGCGATTTCCTTTGTCATTTTAAATCTCCTTCTTTGATAAATACTCCGTTTATTGTTTTTCCTTTTCTGTCCTTAATTTTTTCGTAAGCTCTTCCTAGGCAGTCAACGGGATCTAAATTTAATTGCTCGCTTAGAATAATTAGAGTTACAAAAATGTCTCCCATTTCAAGCTTCATGTTTTCCCTGAGTGCAACAACTTCTGGGGTGTTGCGAGCTTCTCCGTAACTGCATTTATTGTACTCGTGAACAAATAAAAGCCACTCATCTCTAAATTCAAAAACTTCTTCCATAAACTTCATAAACTGCTTTTCTGAAATATCGTCGTGAAGTAAGTCTTTATCTTTTCCCCATGCAAGGACTTTCTCTCTCAGTATCTCGAAGACTTGGTCTTCGTTAACTCTGCCAACGTCCAAATTATCAAGGACTAAATCAACATTATCTTCATAGTCTTCTAAAGTCCTTATATTTAAAGCAAATTCGTCAGCATCTTCATTTGCATTTTTGTAGGTTACACATTTAACCACTGCTTCTGGATCACAATAAATCAATTTCATTATTAAATCTTTAACTTTCATTTTTACTCCTCCTTAAAATGGGATATCGTCATTATCTACTGGGAAAAATCCCTCATCACTATAATCATCAGCATCAGAATTACTATTTTGGTAATTTCCGCCACCAGAATTATTATTTTTAGATCCAACAAAAGTGATGCCATTTACTAAGACATCAGTTGTATAAATTCTTCTTCCGTCTTTTTCGTAGCTTCCAGTTTGGATTCTTCCTTCAACTCCAATTTGGCTTCCCTTACTGTGATAATTTGCAATTACTTCGGCAGTCTTTCCAAAGGCTGTGCAGGAGATAAAGTCAGCTGTAGGCTGGTTATTTCTTTCAGCTTCTTCTCTCTTGTCCTTACTTAGCTTTCTATCTACTGCAACTGTAAACTTTAAAATAGCCATTCCTGACTGGCTATATTTAAGCTCTGGATCTCTCACTAATCTTCCAATTAAATTTACTGAGTTCATTCTTCTACCTCTCTTAATTTTTCTAAAATCTCTTTATAATGTTCAATAGCATTAGATGATAAGCCATTTGTGTTTATCAAAAAATCTTCTTCGGAAATTGTTTTTATTTTGCCTATTAAAATTACATTAATGTAAAACTTGTCTGGTTGGTCTTCATACCATTCTAAAAAGTGGTAGAATCTGTCTTTTCCTTTGTTAAGGATTAATGTTAAGTATTTTTCCTTTTCGTTTTCTTTTTCCTTAAATCCTAATTTTAGTAATTCTTCTTTTGTTAATTTCATTCTTCGTCCTCCTCATCTAACATATCTATTTGATTACTTTTCACTTTTTCCAAAACAACAACACCGTCATCAAGTTTAAATTCCATGCCCTGGTATGCATCGCCACCGTCTAAGCTTGATTTCTTTTGTAAATTAGTTCCTATCTTGTAGTTAAAAGCAGGCATCTGATAAACTGTTTCTTCTTTTTGTTCGTACACAGTTCCTATTTTTAATTTAAGAGTTATGTCGCCTTGCTCAAATTCTCCAGCAGCTATTTTCCTTGCAACATGGACAATTGATGCGTTTAAACTCATTTGCATTTCTTCGAATTTTTCATCTTGTAGGCTAAATATTCTCATTCTTTCACTCCTATAATTTCAAAGTCTTTTAAGTCTGTATTATATTTTTCTTTTATTTCGTCTATTTCTTCTTGGGTAAATTGAGTTTGTTTACCTGCAATTTGTGCTTTGCTATTTAAATATAACTCTGGAAACCCATAGTCTCGGTTTAAATAATTAAAAAAATCTGTTTCCAAAAATCTATGCCTTAAATAATATTTCATTCTTCCACCTCAAAAAACCTCTGGGTAAAACCTACTTCCATACTTTAAAATTTTGTCTATATCTTCTTTTTCATCTTGGCCATAGCCTGTACCGATGTAATATTTAACTTCAAAGCCATTGAAGACTTTTACAATTCCGATGGCCCCATACCACCAAGCACCTAAAACCTTAATCAACTTTAAGCTCCTTATCCTTACTAACAACTAACCTTACTAACTGTGTATCTGTCTTTATTAACTCATTTACTGACTCTGCGTTATCTATAAATATTGGCACTTTTAAATCAAGCTTGTCTGATAAGCTGTTAATTACATCAAGCCCTGCGTTTATCTTTGCAGCATTGTTTAAGTCACTGTAAGGCACTCCCTCAAAAGTAGCTTCGCAAGTTTCTGTTATTCCACCGTTGATTTGATTTTCAAATAACTTAAATTTGACTAAGTCAAAGCTGTCATTTATCTTGTCGCTTACTAGGTCCACATAAGCCTTTGTATATTCCTCGCAAAGATAGATGATTCTTTGTTGTTCTTCATAAGCTTTGGCAAGCTCTTTTTCTTGTCCCTCAAGTTCTTTTATTCTCTCGTCAATCTTTTCATTTTGTCCTTGTAGGGATAATTTTTTGTTTATTTCTTCTAAATCTGCGTTTAAGGAGTCTTTCTTTTCTAGTAAATCCTTTTTATTGTTTATAGAAAAATCACTTAATTTTGACTTAGCTTCGTCAAGCTCCTTATCAATTTCCTCTAGTCTAATAGGTTCAATTGGCAGGTCTTGATATTCATATTTTTTATTTGATAACTCGGTTATTACTTCATTTGCATGTTGCAAGTCTAACTTCAACTGTCCTGCATACTTTTCTATTTCTGCTAACTTTTCAGACTTTTTCTTGTTGAAGTTGGCCATTGTCTTCTCTATTTGGTCTGGTAATAGGTCTTGACCGCAAGTTGGACATTTAAAGTCACCTTGATATTGTTCTTTATGGACTTCTTGCCATTCATCCCTAAAGGCTTCTATTTCATTTTCAATCCTATGGATATCCTCTCTTGTTCTCAATCCTCTTTCGTTATCTTTTTCTTTCTGTATTTTTAATTCATTATTTTTGTTTTTAACCTTTAAAAGTTCTTCCTGGTATTTTTCTGTTAGGTCAGACTTTTCTTTTTGTAATGCAGTAATTTTTTCTGTTATTTCAGTCATACCTTCAGCCATCTTTGATGCATCGGCAAGTTTTTCATCGATTTCCTTTATAGCTGGAAGTGTGCTTCTCTTTCTAAATTCCAGAGCATCAAAATCTATGTCATGGATCTTTGACTTGTCTAATTCGTCAATCCTTGCTGGTATGCTTTCAATGTCTTTATTAATTTTTCTTGCACTATCTTTGGCTATTTTCTTTAGTTCATCAACTGTATAAGTTTCAAGGTCTAATTCTTCTAAGTCCTTATTCTTTGCGATAATATCCTCTGGCTTTACATCTTCTATAAGGCTTAAAAGTATTCCTCTTCTTTCCGTTTTTACCAAAAATTGGTTAAAGTACAATGGGTTTGAAAGCAAGTTGAAATTATCTTCGGACAATACGCTCTCTATTCTTTCGTTGTACTCCTTTTTCTTAACTGGAACGGAATTTATATAGTAGTCAGTAGTATGGCCAGTAAATTCTGCCTGTGTGGATCCACGCTTTTTAGTCCAGACTTCTTTATAGATTTTTTTAAGCGTAAGATCTGTGTCCCCAAAGGTAAAATCTCCCTCAACTATGGATTCTAAGTTGTGGACCTCATCGCCGTTTTTGTCATAAGGCTTTATAGCAAAGTCCTTTCTGTTAAGACTATCCTTGTCCCAAAGTAACCAGGAATAGGCATCAAAGATTGTTGTCTTTCCTACTGCGTTGTCCCCATAAATATTAGTTGTGTCCTTAAAGTCTATTGTTAAGTCCTTAATTCCCTTGAAGTTCTCTAGCTTTAAGCTTTTGATTTTTATTTGCATGATAAACCTCCGTCAAATAGGGATTTAAAGGCTGTAAAGTCCTTTAACATAATTTCTGTCATATAACTTACTAGGAATTTTTTAAAGATTTGTGCGTCAATAGGATTGTTACAAAGTTTGTTTTCTCCAACATTTTTTTTCATTAAATCGCCAGTTATTATGCTTGCATTTAAGATTGAACGTAAATCAGTTTTTACTTCTTCTTCTTTTTCGTGCATCAATGCATCTGCGTAAGTTTTAAATAATTTTCCATCTTCGGTTTCAAAACATTCTATTTTTTTCATTTTTCTAACTCCTTGTGATATACTAAGAGCAAATATTAATTTATTTTAGTCCTTGAGTTTTAGCCGACCTGGGACTTTTTTTTGCTCTTTTTTCATTCTTACTTCCTCTTTAAATACTTATTTTTTACATATTTTGCAAACTTCCCGTAGTCCTGGAAAACATCATCAATTCCACATTGTATTCGGTAAGCTTCTTTTTCATCTGCCAGGAACTTCCTATAGTCTTGTATTTCAAAATTATCTCCATCGGCAATATTATTTTTCTCTAAATATGCTCTTAAAATTCCTGTCGCAGTTTTTCTATTTGCCTTCAATTTCTCCCTCCTCATCAATTATTACTTTCACAAACTTGATCCCTGTATTCCTTCCATTAAGATTTTTAGAAATGTTGTCATAAATAATATCGCGCGAAATACCAATTATTTTTGCCAACTGAGTAGCAGTATCTGCGATATATAATGGAAACTCATACTTGTCGGCAGTCACAGCCATATAAATTTTCATGACACCAAAAACTTGAAAAGACTGTCGATGGCCATAGTGCCTGCGTATAAAATATAGAAAATAAATTTTATACAAAATAAAGCAGCTAAATATCCACCCATAAGGATAATTAAAACCCCTAAAAGTCGTCTTATCGTCAATAAAATATTGTATTTACTAAATTTAAGCATTTTTAACTTTCCTTTCACATTCTCCCGTTCTTTCAAAATCCTTTAAAAATTCCCTAGCTAGTATCCTTGCAAGCTCTGGCATTATATTTATTTTTCCTGACTGCTCTTCTTCGATTTTTGTAATTTCCAATGTTTTCTTGTCCATAGTTATTTTCATGTCACCCACCTAAAAACTTGTTAGTAAAGTAAATCTGTCCTTTACCAGTCATTTTTGTTGTTGTAGTTGTCCTTGTACTTCCATCTGGATTGTTTATGACTCTTACCTTAGTCTCAAAAAGTCCTTGCTCCATAGACCTTTGTGTTGGTTGGTTTCGTCTTTCTCCACCTTTGCAGAGATAGCCTTGGTCTCTTAGTAGAGCAAAGAGCCTATTTTGTCCCATGTTTGGAAGACCATTTTGCTTTAGTCTCTTTGCAAACTCGCCTATTAAGATTGAATTTTCTGCGACTTCGCAGGAATCAGAGAATAAAACTTTAGGTCGATTTCTCTCGTTTTCTTCTTCTGCTGCAATTCTTCTTTGTTTTTCCTCTTTTAAAGTCGTTGCCAGTTGTATTAGATAGTCTGGGTCTTTAAGAGTCCTTTCTATGGCTGTTTCTGTCATGTATGCTCCGTGTTTTCGAATGGTTGGTAGCACTTCTGATGTAACCCAGTCGGCAAATCTTTCTGCTTCTGGTTTTCTGCTTTGGAAAATTAATTTATATAGGTTTGACTCATTAATGAAATTTGCAAGTTGTTTTCTTCCAATGTTATCGATGACCTCATTACTAATGACCCCATCTCTATTAAGCCTTGTTTTTGCTTGACTAGGATTATTAATCTCTAGAATTCTACACACATCGTTTAAATTAAAATAAGGTTCATCATTAATAATCGATGTTCTTACTCGTCCAAATTCTTGATTTTCAAAAATTCTTAAATCATTCATTTCTGCTCCTTTCTTTTTTGTTTCCTTTAAGATACTTTCGGATCAAAAAAAATTATCAATAGGCTCATCTATCGCATTAGAAATTGCTATAGCTTCGCTTAAAGTAAAGTCTCTGCCCTTGTACCTATTGATTTTGATATTAAATGTTGTCCTGTCCATGCCAATCCTTTTAGCCAATTCTTCTTGTTTAATGCCTTTTTTCACTAAAAGTCCTTTTAAAGTTCCATATCTTTCAATTGTCATTTTCTCACCACCTTTGTTTCTTTTAGGATACATCAAGTATATACCCCTTAAGTTTCTTTGTCAATACTTTTTTATCTTTTAAAAAACTTTTTTTGCTTTTTTATTACTTTTTATGTTGCTTTTTCATAACTTTTTGGGTATAATATTTTTAGAAAGTGAGGTGAAATAAATGAAAGTCGGCAGCAAATTAAAAATGATTAGGCTACTAAGAAATTTAACTTTAGATGAAGTAGCAAAAGCTATGAATGAAATTGTCCCAGAAAATGAAGATATATCTTATAATAAAGGAAAAATCTCTAAATGGGAAAATGATACGGCAGAACCTAATCTATACGCTTTAAAATACCTATTAGATTTTTATCAAGTTAGCTTTGATGATGTTATAAATAAT